AAGAAATAAAATATTTGAAAGAAAGAGCAGAGTATTATCAAGACATGTGTGAGCAATTAAGAAAAGAAAATAGTGAGCTTAGAAATATGGGCAAGAACTTTCTTGATGAGCATAGAAACAAAGGGGATATGTAGTGTACGTCAAACACCTACAAGAGTATTTAGATAAATTTACTGAGGGCAACAACGGCATGAGAGGTAATGCCGTAAGTGATGCTAAGATTTATATTATGACCAGTAAAGGTTATCTTGAAGAGATTAAGCGTATTGAAGTGCATGAAAGCACAAACCCGCTTGACACTTCTATTCGTGTTGTATTGAAGCCCAATCGTGAAGAGAAACTAATACTTCCACCTGGATATATCAAAGACTATTAGTCGCTTGTGTGTTTTATTTTTCCAAAACAATCTTCACACAAACATGTGTATTCACCCATGTTGTAATCCTCTTCTATATCCCCGTGCCAATATAGATATGCGTCTTCCTTTTCGTTTTGGCATTTATTACATTGTTTATCTATCATTTCTTCTTTCTTCGCCTGATGGGTAAGTCAAACTCTTTAACAACTTCGTTGCCTCGCTTGTTCGTCCACTCGCCTGTGATTCGCTTGTCGCCTGTCGCTTGTGTTTCGGCAGAACGGAGAGCTTTCTTCAAACTCCTCGCCTGTACCTCGAACTCTTTGCTGCCTGTGAATTTATAGGTTCTCACTTTTGCTCGCTTGCTCTTCTTCGTTTACTTCCTTTTGATATCTAATCATAAGGTTTGCAACCTTGTGCATGGCTTTCATCATACTCTCGCCTTGATACTTATCATTTTCAGATTGTACAGATTTATCTATAATCTGTTTCAAGTCAGCTATAACTTGTTTCATAACAAATATTCTGCTTGAGCTTGAAGCTGATCTATGTAGATCAGTTATCATAGTTAATTGTTCTTGTAGTTCGTTGTTCATTTTACACTCCTTATAAATTGTGGTTGATATTTGAGTTTTCGTTCTTCTTGTTGTTCAAGAAACTGTTCCCAACTGTCTGCGCCTGTGGTTTGAATATCGTTATATTCATCTATCAGTAACTCAGGGTGGCAACCATTATCCACCATGTCTTGAAGTTCTTTTAATCTTTTATCTTTCCAGTTCATACGTCCTCTTCAAAGTTTTCTATATCCCAACCATGACATAAATAGGAATGGTCAACGTCTGGTGTTGTTCTCCATGTTGTTTCTTTACCTTTTTTATCTGTTGTAATAAAAGTTATTTTATCAATCATTAAAGTTGATAATTCTTTTTTTGTCATTTTTCTTTTTGCTTTCATACGTCCTCTTGTAGTTTATTTTTCATAAACTCTTTCCAATCAAAACAATACTCGTCAGATAAATTAACCAAATCATTAAATATTTTTTCAATTAACTGTTCATTTACTTTCTTTTGTCCGTTTGAATAACAAGCATAAACTAAAGCTGTGCTATATATTTTATCTGTATTTGCTTTCATACTCCCTTATACTCCAACATAATCCCCATGTCAAATACTATTTTTTAAGGTTTTAGATTGTGGCTTTTTTGTGTTAGTGTTGCCTTAAAAAAGCCATGCTACCCGAAAGAAAATTATACCAAAAATTAAAGAAAAATACTCCCAATATTCTGTGGAATAGAATAGAGAATTTAAGTCTTTTAGGTATGCCTGACTTGTTGGGCTACAACAAGAATAACCAATTTTTTACAGTTGAATTAAAAGTTGTAAAGGGGAACAAGATTAGGTTTTCCCCTCATCAAATTGCTTGGCATAAGCAACACCCCGACAATACTTTTATCTTGGCCGAGACCCTCGCTCCAAGCTCCATGAAAACTTCTTCATTGTCCTTGTTTCACGGCTCATCAATCATGTCGCTTGTGCGTTATGGTATGAAAATTAAGCCTGTCGCTTGCGACTTCCGCGCTTGTGCGTTGATGTTTGAAAATTTAAAAGCCCCATGAACCGAGCTTGTCGGTTCATGGGTCAACTAAGGTAAAAATGACGGTCAAGGGAACTTTAGTCATTAAGTATTTTAAACCTAACTCATACCTAAAACTCCTGCCGTTAGGCTCGCTCTTGACCCCAGGTTCGTTGAGTGTGTAGCCAAGGTAAACTGTACAACCTACACTAGACAACGAACCAGGGCTCAAGTTTTCGTTTTTTTGTCTATTCTAATAAAAGTGCAATCCATATTTAAATTATTTTTACTATCAGTTAAGCCAATACAATGATTATTAGATAAACAAATAATTAAATATTGATTTAAACTATCCTTTACTAATTTATAAGCCCCATTATTAATGGTTACATGGTGGCCTTGATCGATATGCTTTTTTATTTCTTCAACTTTCATGTTACTAACTCCTTTTTAAACTCATCACCAATTAAAACGCCTTTGGCGTATAATTTGCCGTCAATATAATAGTGATAGGTTCTTGTTCCGTCGTCGTTTTTTCTATGGGTCACTCTTGTATTAATAAAACTATGAGAATTTTTAGCACTTGTCCCAACTAAAATTTCATTAGTCCCGTCACTTTTAACCCCGTATGATTTGGGCGCTTTATATATACAGGCTTGGATTTTATTCCATATCGGATAACTTGCCATTTTTACCTCTTTTTTATTTCTTTCATAATCCTATATAATCCCTATTGACAAATGATGTCAAGTAGTTTATATTTCAAATCAACAGAAAGGTGAAAAAATGAAGATAAACTATGAAGAGGTAAAAAAGTTAAAATCTTTTTATGGTGTTAAATTAAAGGGAAATGAAACCTTTGATGAATTGGTTAAAATAGAGAAAGAATTTAACCAAAGAATAAAAGAACAAAACGCCAATATTCAACGGGTAGATGCTCAATGCCGTTAGAACTAAAAATATTAATAGGCGGTACTATAATTAGTGGCGCGTGGTTCATGTACCAAGAATATAGAGCCGAACAGAAAAGAAAAGAACGACACCAAAAAGATTTACATGAGAGCTTTAAAGCTAATGTAATTAAGTTTAAAAAAGGGGGTACTAATGACTTTAATTAAAATAAAATTAATTAGAGAAAAAACCAATACAAGTTATAATTATGCTGATAAGATTTTAAAAAGCTATAAGGGTGATGTTAAAAAAACTATTGACCATATTAAAAATATGCCCGAAAATCTTAACAATGCAATAGTAGAACATTTAAAAAAATAACAATCTCCCTACGTAAAAAGAGAAGCCCGCCCCCCGTTATTCGTGGGGCGGGTTTTTTATGCGTGTAGAGGTACCAGCGGGCTTTGCTTTTTGGTTATTGCTTGACCCCCACCCACCCTTGACGTAGAAAGGGATCCTAATATGTGTATATATATGCTTGATTTACACATTCATTCCCCGTAAAATACTTCTCGAAATAAAAAAGCATAGCAAAAAAATTTTTCAAAAATTTTTTATGAATCGGACTATTGATATTAACAAACTACCCATAGACGTTAGAACAGAATACATGAAACTTAAAGTTAAGTTTCGTGAGAAACAAGTGCAAGTCAAAGCGAAGAATGATTTCATGTCTTTTGTAAAATGCGTTTGGCCAGATTTTATTGAAGGTGCACATCATAGACATATCTCAGAAAAATTTAATGATCTTGCAAATGGAAAGATTAATCGACTAATTATTAACATGCCACCAAGACACACGAAGTCTGAGTTTGCATCTTACTTGTTACCAGCGTGGATGGTGGGCCGTGATCCAAAGCTCAAGATCATTCAAGCAACGCACACGGGCGAACTTGCAGTAAGGTTTGGACGGAAAGCCAAGAACTTAATTGATAGTGAAGATTATAAAAATATTTTTAAAACAAAACTACAAGAAGATAGTAAAGCGGCAGGACGTTGGGAGACAGCGCAAGGCGGAGAATATTTCGCGGCTGGTGTGGGTGGTGCTATTACAGGACGGGGCGCGGATCTACTCATCATTGATGACCCGCACTCAGAACAAGACGCACAATCTAAAACAGCATTAGAGATGGCTTATGAATGGTATACATCAGGTCCACGACAACGTCTTCAACCTGGTGGTAAGATTGTTTTAGTTATGACGCGTTGGTCACAAAAAGATTTAACAGGATTACTTTTAGCAAATCAAAAAGAAGCAAAGTCTGACCAATGGCACGTGGTTCAATTTCCGGCGATCATGGACCACGGAACAAACAAAGCAGAACCCGTTTGGCCTGAGTATTGGAAGATGGATGAACTAGAAAAAGTTCAAGCTACATTACCCGTTGCTAAATGGAACTCACAGTGGATGCAAAATCCAACTTCAGAAGAAGGAGCGATTTTAAAACGTGAGTGGTGGAAAGTATGGAAGCATGATTACTTGCCTCAACTTCATCACGTTATACAATCCTATGATACAGCGTTCATGAAAAAAACGTCAGCCGATTATTCTGCCATTACTACATGGGGCGTATTTTATCCAAGCCAAGACGAAGGAGCTAATCTGATGTTACTCGATGCTATAAAAGGACGATATGAATTTCCAGAGTTAAGACGTTTAGCCTTAGAGCAATATAAATACTGGCAACCCGAATCTGTTATTATTGAGGCTAAAGCATCAGGACTGCCTCTAACCTATGAATTACGTAAGATGGATATACCCGTTGTTAACTTTACACCGAGCAAAGGAAATGATAAGCATGTTAGAGTTAATTCGTGTGCACCTCTTTTTGAGTCAGGTCTGATATGGGCACCAGATCAAAAATTTGCTGAAGAAGTAATTGAAGAGTGTGCTGCATTCCCTTATGGGGATCATGATGACTTGGTTGACTCAACGACCCAAGCGATTATGAGATTTAGACAAGGAGGTCTTGTCATGCATCCTGAAGACTATGATGATGAAAAAGACAAACAAGTAAAACCTGTGAGGAACTACTATTGAAAAAACTAACAACAACTATACCTCCTCTAAGAGGACCAAACCCACAGGGCTTGAATATTCCCTTAAAACAAGTTAAGACTGTAAGATTGGAGAAAATAAATGGCAGAAATCGACAAGTCGCTTCCAGGCGAAATAAGAACAGAGATTAAAGTTCCGGCTGAAGAGATCACGGAAAAAGTAGATATCGAAGAACAGGTTCCTGAAAAAGGTCCTATCGAAGTTATACCCGAAGAAGACGGTGGCGCGACCATCGACTTTGAACCAGGATCCATAAACATACCCGGCACAGAATCACACTTTGATAATTTAGCAGATATTTTACCTGCAGATGTTTTAGATCCACTCGGATCAGAATTAAAAAATAATTACATCGATTATAAGATGTCAAGAAAAGATTGGGAAAAAGGTTATACCGATGGACTTGACCTATTAGGATTTAAATACGAAAATAGAACGGAGCCGTTTCAAGGAGCTTCTGGTGCAACGCACCCTGTGTTAGCTGAAGCTGTTACCCAGTTTCAAGCAACCGCATACAAAGAGTTATTACCAGCAGACGGTCCAGTAAGAACACAAGTGTTAGGGGTGAAGAACCCACAAAAAGATCAGCAAGCACATCGAGTAAAAGATTTCATGAATTATTTAATCATGGATCAAATGAAAGAGTACGAGCCAGAGTTTGATTCCATGTTATTTCATTTACCTCTTGCAGGTTCAACATTTAAAAAAGTTTACTACGATGATTTATTAGGAAGAGCTGTTTCTAAATTTGTGCCGGCAGATGATTTGATTGTGCCGTACACAGCAAATAGTTTAGATGATGCAGAGTCTATTATTCACGTTATAAAAATTTCAGAGAATGATTTAAGAAAACAACAAGTGGCAGGATTTTATTCTGATGTAGAATTAACTCCACCAGGTATGGTTGTTAATGATGAAGTTTCTAAAAAAGAAAAAGAATTAGAAGGCACTAAAAAATCTGGAAAACAAATTCCTATGTATACTCTTCTTGAGTGTCATGTGGATTTAGATTTAGAAGGCTTTGAAGATATTGGTCCAGACGGGGAACCGACTGGTATCAAGCTACCTTACATCGTAACTGTTGAAGAAGGTAGTGGAACGGTTCTTTCGATAAGAA